ACGGCCAAACCTAGGGACATAGGCCGCGATAGGTTCGTGCGGGTCGGAACATATGGCGACCCCGCCGCCGTGCCGTCTTGGGTGTGGGATGAGCTACTCGCAGAATGCGAAACATGGACGGCATACTCACATCAAAGCGGCTGGCGACCCGATATCGCGATGCAATCCGCCGATAGCCGCAAACAAGCCATTGCACAATGGCAACAAGGAAATCGAACATTCCGAGTTATCGCGGATCTAGGCGATCTAGACCGCGAAAATGAAGCGCTATGTCCTGCCTCAAAAGAGGCAGGGCGGCGCGTACAATGTACTGCGTGCAAACTATGTCGCGGTTCAAGTAATGCAAAATCAATAGCAATAGTGGAGCATTAAAAAATGAAAACCCCCCAAGTAAAACCAGACTGGAACACGGGCATCTACATCGGAAACGGTGTAGTTGCCACTGAACATAGGCGGCATGGTGGCGCATTTGATCGAGGTTGGGCAGATTACTATTATGGCAGAAAACCCGATCCACATTATTTTGTAGGCGGCACCCACACCACCCCCAAAATCACCGAACTAACAGCGATGGAAACCGCCGCCTACTATGCAGGTTACGCGCATGGCGAAGAAATCGGTGACCAAAAAGACTACAGATAACTATAGAAAGGAGCCGCTGCGGCTCCTTTTTTTGCGCCAAGCCAGGGTCCCTGGCGCTCCGGGGCGCAAGGCGCAAGGCTAAAGGCGCAAGGACGCAGAGCCTCGATGCACTAACATAGGGCGCAGGGCGCAGAACAAAGACGCAAGGTCATCGAACCGATGAAACGAGGCCGCAGAAATACCGCCCCTTGATAATGACACCCCTTGATCCCCCTCAAATAAAAGTAGATCACGCTCCTTGGCTCTCTTTACCAAGAAGAAATTAGACCCACCTCTTGCCCAATACGCCATATTCCAAGCGACTTGATGAGGCGAGACTTTTACTGCATTACTTTCTGTGACTTTCAATTCCATCCAGAAAGGCAGACCATCCCAAACCGCATGGACATCTGGAACACCGCCACCTTGGACGTTTTCAATCCTTGTTGCGAAGGTTTTCTCCGGTAAGTTCCGCCTTATCGTACTCCAGAAGTTTGCTTCTTTCCCCTTGCTCATCAGTCACATCCTTATACTCTCCCTCAATCTGAAATGCTTGGGGATATTGTTTCTGCAACATAGCCAGACGCGCCGTTATTTCATCACGAGAAAGTTGATCCAGAGTGTTGATGTTTTCCCTTCGATCAATGGTTAGACCACCCAAAGCGGAGCGGATTTTTTCTGCATTGATAGCAGCAGAGAACTGCCCTGCCTCTTCGGCTCCTGACGACAGGATTGCCAATCTTTCAAGCTGACCGATAGTGGTGACACCATACTTTCGTTCTCTCTCTTCACGAAGTTCTTGTATGTATTCCACCACATGTGGATAGTCCCTGCCATTGAGCAGGACAGACGCCTGTTTTGCTGCTAGATTTTGAGAGAATCCTGCCAATCTGGCGCACTCTGCATTTGAGTAAATGCCCTCAACAATCTTAGAAGCGAAGGTCATTTGCCGATTGGTTAATACTCGTTCTTTTTCTTCCATCGCCGTTTACACCTGTTTACGCTGTTTACACTTTATTTCGCAAAAGTAACAGTCGGTCAACAATATGCTTGTGATTCTATAGAACCAAAAGTGTAAACAACCATTACCTTTTGTAAACAGGTGTAAATCCTAGGGCTATATAAATAAGGGGTCGTTTACGCTGTTTACGCTGTTTACAACCCAAACGTCTCAAAAAAAAAAAAAAATAAAAAATCTGGAGAAAAACTGTAAACAGCGTAAACGGATTGTTTTGGGCAAGAAACTTGACCCTTGCTGCTTGCTCTGATAAACTACAACCATTCAACAATACGGAGTATGACATGAACTTGGAAATGAAATCTATAAAGCACAGTCAATGGGCTAGTCAGGAGACACATTGCTACACGGCAAATGTTTATCTTGATGGCAAGCCATTTGCTGTTGTTAGCAATGACGGTCACGGTGGAAGTGACCATGACTATGCTCACCCTAAGTTCAAGGGTGATTATCGTGCTACCATGAAGCGTGTAGACGATTACTTTGCATCTCTTCCAATGCAGGATGTTGGCAAGTACGACTGGAGTCCAGAGGGCTTTGCTCAGAAGTTTGAGTATTGGTGTTCTGATCAGGTCAATGACTTTTTGTTTCGCAAGGAGATGCGGAAGGTGATGAAGAAGAAGCATCTTTTCAAGACATCTGAAGGTTTGTTTGAGATGTCGCACAAGGCGTGTTCTCAAATTATTCACCGCGACTATCCTGATGCGGTAATTTTAAATGAAATCCCAGAAGCGGAAGCTTTAGAAATCTACAAGGAGAGTGTTCAATGAATAGGGATAAAGTGAAAGTGTTGCGTGATGAGTTGCAAGGCTTGTTGGATGGCAACGTGGGTCACCACTTGACAGTTAAGGTTGGCAACGCCTCATTTGATGAGGACAGTGTGACGTTCAAGGTGACGGTGAGGGAGGAAGGAGCGCTGACCAAGCCTGAGAAAGATTTGGCGGCGTATGCAGGTATGTATGGATTGGATACCACGAAGATTGCCACTCATCTTGGTCATAAATATTCGTTGGTTGGTTTCAAGACTAGGGCGCGAAAGAACCCATTTATCATTCAGCGTTTAGATTGCGGCGCTCAGTACGTGATCAATGAGAAACTGGTTACGAAGCTTTTTGGCAAGGAGAGTGCTGATGCCTAATCATTGTCCTGCGGAAAAATTAATCAAGCAAATTGATTTGTTTTCAGAAGCTGTAAATGCAGACTGGTGTTCCCACAATCACATTCATGCTTTTGCTTACATTTGCAAGCTTCAACCTATTTCTTTGCGTGATTTGCAGCAAAGAATGGGTATAGGAAAATCTTCATTAAATAGGCTTGTTCATTCTTTGGGCGATTACCCAAGGGGTAAATTCAAAGGTGCTAATCTTGTGACAGTTAGAGTGATGCCTCATGACAGGAGGCAAAGGGAAGTGCGTTTGACCTATAAGGGTGAGGCGTTGATGGATATTATGTTTCCAGAGGAGCGAAAAAAAATGACGACTGACATGAAGGAGAGAACCTACAGTCTTCCGATTGGCGAAATGTATCTTGTTCTTCCAAATGGTGCGGCTGCTCAATTTACGGCTACTGACGTTAATGTTTTGCAAATTGCGTTGGATCATTTTGGTGAGCACATTGAAGACCTTGATCCAGAGCCGTTGGACTTTCATTCAGACAAATTGGAGAGTGCACATTTCTTGAGGGATTTGCTGAGATGAGTGCGTACTACAATGAGATAGATAGTTATGCAGCAGACTGGCTCAGATCGTTAATTCGATCTGGGCACATTGCTGATGGGGTAGTGGACGAAAGGAGCATATCGGATGTCCGACCAGATGAACTTCAAGAATTTACTCAATGTCACTTCTTCGCAGGAATTGGGGTCTGGAGCTACGCGCTCAGACGCGCAGGGTGGTCGGACGACAGGCCAGTCTGGACGGGATCGTGTCCCTGCCAACCTTTCAGCCAGAGCGGCAGAAAAAGAGGGATGTCTGACGAGCGGCACCTCTGGCCTCACTGGCACCACCTCATCCAAGAGTGCCGCCCTGCAACGGTGTTTGGAGAGCAGGTTGCGAGCAAAGACGGGCTTGGTTGGCTCGACCTTGTACAAGCTGACATGGAAGGAGAGGACTACGCCTTCGGGGCTTTTGATTTGTGCTCTGCGAGCTTCGGTGCTCCGCACATCAGGCAAAGGCTTTGGTTCGTGGCCGACACCGACGACACGCGATCACAAGGGTGGATATCGGGGCGGACGGATTCGCAACGGCAAGATCAGCACGGACACGTTGGACGTGGCGGCACAACTGTCGGGGTGGCCGACACCGAATGCGACGAACAACGGCAGGGGGGAAGATCCAGACGCGAAGGTGAAGAGGGGGATGAATGCAGGGCTGAACCCTGCGGATGCGGCGAGGTTGGCAGGGTGGCCTACGCCCACGGCGAACAACGCGACGAAGGATTGCAATCGGTATCGGGAGAATTTCCAGAACGGACTGGGAGCGATAGCCAGTCTGACGACAGGTTGGACAACGCCGTCGGCATCGGACGGCACGAGGGGCGGCACTGGGATCACGGCAGGGATGTCGGGGAGCAGTCTGACGCAACAGACGCAGATGGCAGGATGGGCGACCCCGAACACGATGGACAGTTTACCTCTTCGAAGCAAGGAAGCGATGATCAGGATGCATCAGACGACGAGGAAGAACAGGTCGTTTCCCTGCAATCTGAGGGAGCAGGTATCTCCAGAGATGATCGAAGCGGTGATGGAAGCGAAGGGGGACATCCCCCCGAAGCCAGAGCCTATGAGGTTAACGGCTTCTGGTCAGGTGCTGACTGGCTCATGTGCAGGGATGGAAAGTGGAGGCCAGTTAGATCCGGAACATTCCCGTTGGTTGATGGGGCTACCTCAAGAGTGGGACGATTGCGCGCCTACGGCAACGCGATCACGGCGCAAGTCGCGCAAGGGCTAATTGAAAGTTACATGGATGTTTGAATTTTTCACGGCGCTAGTGATTAGCTATCAACTGAATGGTCACCCATTTGAGGTGACTGTTTGGTATGACAGAGAACGGCACTGTAACCAAGCATTGGGCGAGGGATATGGTGATCCCTTGTACGATCAACTTTATGATCTTTACGGCAATGACATGATGATGCGGTGCGAGGTCACTGACATTGTGTCTTATGAAATCAGGCCAACACCAAGGCCACTACATCTGGAGAAAAGATGACATGAAGATCTTACAATTATTTTCTTTAAAGAAACCGCTCGCGAAGCACACTCGTCGGGAGCAGATCATTATGGAGTTAAGTCGTGGCAATGGTACTGCCCGACAGATAGCAGACCGCACTGGTTTGTCTTTGAATATGATCAGGGTGGTTTTGACAGGTTTACGCAAGAATGGAAAGATTGTTTCTGTTGGGAAGGCAGGAAAGGAGAATGTCTGGACGGTGACACAATGACGGAACTCAGTTTTTTTCAACAGCAACAGGTCAAGTGGCTCAAGTCTCAGGTTCAACGATTGGTGGGTCTGAAACTTAGTCGCGATGCGCCGTCTGACATCGAGGTTCAGTTGTTCGCAGCTCGCGAAGAATTGGACGATTATGTCGGGCAGTTGCGGGACGCAGGAGTACAGGCATGATCAACGAAGAATTGTATCGTAAATGTTGGGACGCGCAGAATTTATTGGACGCGCAACGATATCCAAAGCAGTTCCGGGCTAAATACTTGGAGAGTTTTGTGGTGAAAAAGGAGAGGATAGCTCGTTCTCCTGGAGACCGTCCATGGAACCGAGGCGCAAAGTCTGTGAACAAGCTGTTGAATCATGGGATGTCCATTGAGGACATTCAATCTATCTTAGCATTTAGTGAGGCAGAAGTTGTTCATTACATAGAGTTTTTTGGTTTACCTAGAAAGGAGAAGAAAACATGAGGCACGCAGATTTGATTTCGGTTCTGATTAAGACCACACAAAAAGAACTGGATGACATCGAATGGGAAGACGCAAGAGACCCTCGCATAGAGGGTCTTATTGAACAGTTAAACTACTACAAAAATCAGTCCGCAAAGGGGATAATATATGAGCCACGTTTTTGATTTAACCAACAAGGTACAGATTGTTGTGCAGTTTACCACGCATACTGGGAGCGCGTTTGGAGTTACACCAAAAGGAGATCAGGTTTTTCTTAATCAAAGGATGGTGAGTAGGATGAATGTTCAAGCAGGTGATATGTATGCAGCATTTTTGCTTCCTAACTACAAGGACAAGGCGGACAATGTGCCTTGGAGAGCGTTGCGTATTGAGCCTATTCAAGTGGATCTGGACTTAGATCACGTATCTAAGGACGCCCCCGAAAACTTTCCTAATAGTGTGCCCAGGAAGTTAAGTTCAGATGAAGAAGACCTACTGAATATTATAGGTTACATGACGGTGTATGATAATGATGCTTGGTGGACTACGTCTGAGCTAGCAGATGCCGTTGGTCTTCCTTTTGCCGCAGTTGACAGGTTGTGTCGAAACGATGAACATTTTTATCGGCAAGACGCCATCAGTTTGCGTTCTGACGACATCTAGAATATGTATGCTCTACAACCAAGGAACAAATGGAGATTAAAATGGGCCTTACAAAACAAATGCAGTTGGAAGAAATGGATCGTAACGCAAAGACTGAAGAACGTCTGAGTGAAAGCGTTGCGCGAAATGATGACGTTGGGTTTAAAGAGCCAAGAAAGTTCTGCAATGTTGCGTTGCTACCTGAAGATCATGAGCGTCTTCGGGCATTGGCGGAACTTGAGCAGCGGACAATGACTCGTCAACTGTCTGTGATTATAAGAAAAGAGTACTCAGACATGTAAATTCTTTGGACAAGACGCCGCTTTCGTGACATAGTGTAAGCAGTTTAGACTTAGGATTTAGTTCTATATCTACACTGCCTCACAGACCTGAATAGTTGCTTGGTCACCAACATTAGCCTCCGATTTAGGGATTTATCGGAGGCTATTTTTTTGCTTCGTTAGGTTTCCCCTTTTTGCCCTCGATCTGGTAATCTTTTTCTTTTGAGTACCCACGTATTTGGGTGACGTTATTGCGTTTCATGTTTTTAAGGAACACTTTAGCGATGTCGGGAGTAAAGCCTGCAAGGTCAGCTAGCTCTGCGCTTGCGGTATCAATGTTTGTCCATCCCTTTTTGTAGTCGCATACGGACTCAATTAGTTTGTCGTGGGTGTTATCTTCAGCCATTCTCTTGCCTCTTCTCTTAAAACTTTAGCGCCGATGTCGATCTTGTCCCGTAATGACTGCACGATTTTTTCGTCAATAGTGTCTTCTGAGATTAGATCGACATATGTTACGTTGTTTTTCTGCCCGATACGATGCGCCCGGTCTTCTGATTGCAGTCTTGTTTCCAAGTTGAAATCGTTGGCATAGTATACGACAAGGTTTGCCTCTGTGAGTGTCAGACCATATCCCGCAGTTGCGGGGTTTCCGACGAAGAACATGAGGTTAGAGTTGGGTTCTTGGAATTGATCCACAATTCTTTGTCTTTCATCGTCGCTTGTGTCCCCATAATACGATGCAGCGGAGCCTGATCCAAATGTTTTGTTCAACATTTTTGTAATCTCGACAATGTCGTGACGAAATCTTGACCAGATCATAGCTTTGCCTTGATGCTCTGCCAGAATGTCTTGCAATGCCTCCATTCTTTTTGAGGGGAAGTAGATCATCTCGCCGTCATCGGTTTTCAAGTGCCCGGATAACACCTGCTGCACTCGTAGCATTTGAGTTATGACCGCCGGGGCGGAGACCATGTCACCATTATCAAGCAGCAAGAGTGCTTCTTTTTGCAGTGTGACGTACATGTCGAGTTGTTCTGGTGTTAGGGACACGTATCGTGCGGTATATATTTTTTCTGGCAGATCGAGGCAGTCTTTTTTCAGAACACGGTAACTACATTTATCTATTTGCTGCCCCAATGTCTCTAGGTTTTTGTATCCTACAACCTGTTGGAATGTTCTTCCGCCACCTGCTCTTTGCTGCCGCAGTACGGCGAAAGTATTCTGGAAACCGTAGTAACTGGTGTGCCCCAGGATACCTTGTCGCAGGAAGTCGCACTGAGAATAGATGTCAAGAGGACTTTTTGTTATTGGAGACCCCGTAAGTATTCTTCTGTACTTGAACTTGCTAGCGATGTCGCATAAATTTTTAGTGCGTTTGGCTTTGTGGTTTTTTATCTTTGTCGATTCGTCAATAGCTATGAGGCCATTCTGTCCAAACGCACGAGCCATCCACTCTCCTGCCTGTTTTCCTTTAGCGGTAGAGAAGGCTTCTACATTCATTACAAAGATGGTCAGCCCGGAGAAGGGATCCTGCACGGAACGCATCTCTTTCTTCTGCTTTTTGTTGGCGCTAGACACCCACCTTATGACCCGATGCGGGATGTCGTCTGACATATGTTCAGGTATTTCTTTGGCTACCCAGTTTCTATAGACGCCCTTTGGTGCTATGACCAAGGCGAAGTTTATTTCCGCTGCGCGAAAGAGCATTCCCATGTTGTCGAGCAAGACTTTGGATTTTCCCGTTCCCATCTCCATGAACAGTCCGAACTCAGTTCTGTCCCATCCTTTTTCAAGAGCGGTTACTTGGTGGGCAAATGGTTTCATTTTAAAATTATAGTTGACAGTCATCACATACCTCCGATAGAGTCCATATTACGGATGATGAAATCCTTTGTCAACCGAACCCTGAAGAGGAGAAACTCGATGAGTGACATCTTTGAAGACATATTCGATGAGGGCGATGCTCTTGCGAATATCAACAAGGGCACAAGCAAAGAATTAAGTAGTCTTGTGCGCCAACTCCGCATCACTGAGGATGAAATCCATGATGCAGAAGAACATCTCAAAGCGATGAAAGCACAGAAGCACAGGCTTTCTACTGATACAATTCCTGCTTTAATGGATGAGATGGGAATGGATCGTATAGACGTGGATGGTTTAACCGTTGCACGTAAGATGATCGTACATGCTTCGATCCCAGTTGATCGGAGAGAAGAAGCCTTCACCTGGCTACGCGAAAATAACATGGATGACATTATTAAGAATGATGTGACATGTTCGTTTGGTAAGGGGGAAGATAACATTGCAGGTGATGTCGTTGGTCTCCTGCAAGAAAAAGGGTTTGATCCAAAGACCAAGACCCATGTTCATCCCTCAACCTTGAAAGCTTTTGTAAAAGAGCAAGTGACTAAGGGAACCCCGATTGATTTAGATTTATTCGGGGCATTTGTAACCAACGCGGCAGAAATCCGGAGGAAAGTATAATGGGTGCGTATAAGAATAAAATGTTGGAAGAGATGGATGATGAAGACCACACTGATGAGTATGGTGCTTCCATGGACAATGATGATCCGAAATCTTTATGGGATGAGGAAGATAAATTTGAAGACGACTTGATCGAACGGTCCATCGAGGATGCGGCGATTGAAGCAGACATAAAGCGTCAAGATGATGCGTTTAGAAAGGCAAAGAACAATGGCTAATGCAGTAGCGAAAGCAAAAAGTGCAGAGTTAAGCACCGACTTTGTGGGTGAAATGTGGGAAGATGGAGCAGATGGCGCGATCTTTGATGCGTCTGAGCTACAGATCCCATTCTTGAGACTGGCACAACAGATGTCGCCAGAGATTAATAAGAAGGATGCCAAATATATTGAGGGTCTTTCTACGGGTGATATCTTTAACACCTTAACGAACCAAGTGTACGATGGACAAGAGGGTGTAATGCTTGTTCCATGCTACATCAAAACATCATACAAAGAGTGGGTGCCCAGGGACATGGGCGGCGGCTTTGTACAGGAGTTTTCAAGTGATGCTCCTGAGTTGCGTCAGGTTGTTCGTGAGGAACTCGGCGGCAAGCTTGTTGATCGGCTGCCAAGCGGCAATGAACTGGTGACTTCAGACGATTTCTATTGTTTGATTGTTGATGACGAGGGAAACACTGAGCCTGTTCTTTTGGACATGAAGAGTACTCAGCGAAAAGTGGCGAGACGTTGGCGGTCTATGATTTCCAACAACAGGGCACGTAATCCCAACACAGGTAAGAACCAGATTTTGTCTTCTTATAGCACGATCTGGCGGTTGACTTCAGTTGATGAAACCAACAAGCGCAATGACATGTATGCTAATTACGCTATTGCGAAGGTCGGTGTAATGAAATCTGATCAGGCAGATATTTACGAGGAAGCCAAGCTGTTTCGTCAAAGTGTCAGCCAAGGTGAAGTCGTTGGAAGTGAGGGGAATGCTCCGCCCCCACCGAAGAAAGATAAATTGGACGACGATATCCCATTTTAATCTTTCTCATAGAGGGTGGTTAACGCCACCCTCTTAACTTTACTGGAGCCAAGCATGTCACTAGCTAAGAGCT